CTATAACATTCCTCACATCGACTTATTTCCTGATTAATTTCTTCGATAAATCGCCATTTATCTTGCCAAATTTCATCAGGTTCTTCCTGGACTATATATTTACGCTTGCTACCTGTTAAAGGAAAACCAATAGATGTTCCCAATTTGATACCATCCATAAATTTCTTACCTGGAATACCGCAAGTGTTCTGGTAATATTCAAGGGGCTTACACCCATTCCACAACCCATTGCGGAAAACATTATCCAACGCACTCTTATAATCACGAACACAAATAGATAGTAATTCATGATCATATGGCAATGCAGGTACGGACAAATTAGCTAAACATGTCTGCCAGCCAAACCAATCCGGTTTCATCTTTGGTGGTCCCCAAATATTAGGAACTCCAGTTACTTGCATAACAATATGACTAATAGGTGTGACTCGTACATTAGAAAAACTTAATGCACGACCCGCACATTGACCATAATATTCAACTTGTGAATTATGAGGCATATAATTAAGAGGTGATTTTGGATGAATAGATCCATCATTCAATATCTCTTTCTCAAGAACCTGCACTTCAAATTTCTCCGCAGATCCTGTTATTAAAACACCCTCAACATCTCGAAGGTGTGCCTCTGCTAATTCAAAAGCTTCACGAGTTAGAATGCCATAACAACCTTTACGAGTACCTGATCTACCACCCAAATGAAAACCTAATATGGATGTCACCTTACCATGGGATATCAATGTTGCACCACACATACCTCTAAAGGTAAGTGTAGATAAGTTAGCATATTCACCTCCATCGAAAGTTTTAACACCATTACTGGTAGTCTTAGGTATAGTAACTCCTTCATAAGTATTTAACTCGCCACTCTTTGCTCTCCATAACATGGAGAACTGGCAAGCCCTATGTTGACCTAATGGTAAATAGGGTGTTAAATCTTTAAAGGAACCACCAGTAGTGGAATAACAAACAACCAAATCAGTATTAGGTATATGATAACTGGATTGGCGACTAATCCTAGCTACAAATTTCCCGCCAGAACAATCCGGATTCTTTTTCCTGAACGTAACATTCAGAATAGAATCCCCAAGAAAGTAATGATCTGGAATTATAACTAAGTTAGATTTGATGAATAGAGCATTCACCATCATAACTTTGTCACCAATAACCACAGTACCATAAACTAAGTTTTTCTCAACCAACCTCATTAAATCTTGTGTACTAGTAGTCCACATCTTATTAGTGGTTGGTAAAGATCGCTTAACAACTTTTGTCCAGGGAGAGTCTTCACTATCACGTTGTGCAATCTCATCCATATCTTTAGGTTCTAATGAACCATGGACACCAAATCGATTAAACAACTTAGATCCTAAATACAATATACCAACTAATCCAACAGCTTTACAAAAACTTTGAATATTATCTTGAAAGAAAGGTGTAACAATAGCAGATATGCGATAATCCGTACTAATATAATGTCTACAATAATACAAGACTAATTTATGCATAAATAATTGTGCACACACAGAAAACATCAAAGTTAAAAGAC